TGGGTGCCGGACGGATCGAAGCCGCCCGGACGAAAGTTCTGCGTCAGGATCAGATTGCGCGAGCGCATAGGCTCCTCCTTTACGGCTGGTCAGGCGAAGGTGCGTGACCGCCTCTCATGATTGCTGTTATGTGGATCGGCGTTCCGACCGCGTGCGTGCCGCTGAAGTCAGCCAGCACCTTGACGTAACGTTTGCCGCCCACATATCCGAATTTGTAGTCTGCTGCGGCAGCATGCGCGGCGACCAGAGCTTTGACGATGCCGGTGACGATGGCTCCGCTTTCGCCTAGAACGTCTGCGGCTGTTACGTCGACGAAACCGGAAACCGGATCATTGCTGTGCGTCACCTTGAACTCGATCTTGTTCGCGCCGGTGAAAGTGATTCCACCAATGCCGATGCCGATGTGGATCATACATCCATCCGGACTGCCGGCGAGGTCGATGGCGACAGGAACGTTGTCGGCCAAGATCACAACTGGGCCAAGAACGTTAACCACCCGGAGAGCTTCGCTGACGTGTTCCATTTCAATTCTCCAAAGGAGCCGGGAGCATTCGCGCTCCCGGCAAGTTTGACGACTACGGGGAGGAATTACGCAGTCGTGGTCTTGATGAACTTGATCGCGTCGTTGTTCAGGACGATGCCGCCTTCGCGCCGTCGAACATAGAAGCGAACGAAGCCAACGTTGGTGACGTTGTCGCGAGTGACCCGGAGGCCAACGCGGTCAACGAGTACATAGCCGCGACGGAAGTTGCCGAAAGCAATCGGGTGACCGTTGTTCACCGGACTGTCCATCTGCTCCCAGGTCGCGACCGGGTAGCCCAGCAGCATGTCGGGCTGACCAGCTTGGAGGCCGGGTTGCCAGAGGTACTGGTTGGTGCTGTCCTTGAGCTTCCGAACCGCGCCAGTTGTGACGCTGTTCATCGCCCAGCTCGCACCCGAACGATATTCCGAGTTGAGCGTGTACACGGTGTCGATCAGAGCGTCAGCCTTGATCAGCAGTCCCGCGTCGACGTTGGCGATGAACTGGTAGACCGCTGCCGCGCGCGAGGGAGGGAACTGATCGGCAACGTTCGTCGGAGCGGAGTTGGTCATGCCTGTCGGCTTCGAGACGCCATCGCCACGAATGACCGCATCGCCTTCGAGCAGCGCAAACTCCTGAGCCACGTTCTCTGCGAGCCAGGCGTCGACGTTGAAGAAGACGTCATCAAGCGACCACTCGGACGCTTGCGGGTAGGCATACAACTCGCCGTGAGTCGGAGTGACTTCACGGAGCTGCGGCGTAGCGGTCGCGGTGCGTGCGCCGGATTCACCGACCCACCCGGAAGTGGCGCCACGAATGTTCACCAGCTCCTTGTAGTCGGAGGTTCCGACCTGGACCACCTTGACGAGATTGCGAACCGGAGAAAACTTTTTCTCCATCAGCTCGATGTCGCGCGCGATCTGCTCCGGAACCGCGAAGCCGCCGCCGGCACCTGTGCCGATGGTGACGTCTTTCTTCATCAGCTCATGGAGCTTCTGTTCATCGTTGGGCGACTGACCCTTGTTGCGGATCCAGTTGCAAAAGGCGTCCTTGTAGTCGTCCTTGACTTTGTCCTGGACGGTCTTCTTGGGATTGGACGCACGCACTTCCAATTCCTCAAGACGCTCGCGCATGAGGTTGATCTCAGCCTCAGCGGTCTGCTTGATCTGAGACTGCTTGGCGATCTCAGAGTTGATCTTCGCAAGCGTGACGTCCAGCTCCGCCGCCTTCGCGTCGTTGCCTTTCTTGATCGCTTCGATGCGTTCGTCATTCACCTTTTTGAATTCGGTGAACGCATTCATCTGCGCGTCGATGGCTTCCTTAATAACCTGAAACGTGCTCATTGATATTTTCCTTTCATGAGCGCGGGTTTCATTTACGGTCTAAGATTGCTTGGATGTTAGAAGCAGTTATCCACTCCTCCGTCTTCCGCAATTCCTCGACCAGCTGCTTCGCTTGTTCATCGACATCACCGGCGTCCCACCGGGCAGGGTCAGGCGTCCCACCTGTCTGATCGTCGTACACTTTCCCGATAATTTGTCGGGCTACATTCTTGCCGATGCCGATGTCAATCAGCGCCTGCTCGAATTCCCTTTTGGTCGGGATGAATTCTCCATTATTGGATAGCTGCGCAGTCTTCATACTCTCGACGCGCGCCAGAGGATTCATCGCGAGCGAAACCAGCGAGACTTCCCAAACCTCCAACTCTTTGAGGAGCCGATTGCCGTCCTTGTCATAGTCCGCGAGCCGCGTGCGATAGCCGATGGAAAGACCGCGCACCGCCTTCCTATCGAGGAGCGTGCGCATGTCCTTGCCCAGCGCGGTATCGAGAAGCTCACCGCGAACATACAAACCTTTCTCATCCTCTCGCATCTCGTGCCAGAGGCCGGGAACCTGATCGGCTTTGTGCATCCAGAACATCTGCGGGAGCGTCCCGGCTTTGGCGTGTTCCGCGAGCGATTTCTTGAAGGCTCCCGGAACAACGACATCACCGCCCAGGTCGATGTTGCCGAAGACGGAGCCATGGCCTTCAAACTCGCCTTTGCTGATCTGCTTCAGCTCCAGCGAAAGGTTAAGATGCTGCGTCATCATCGCTCTCTTCTCCGGGTGCTGCTGCCCCTGGTTGGCCTTGGCCGGATGGACCTTGCTCAAAGTATTCATCGCCATCTTCGCGCGGGTTCATTCCTTCGACCTCACGCCACTCGTTGGGCGATATGACTCCCATCTCGCGTTGTATCTTCAGACCTTCCTGCCGCGTCTTGAAATCGGCGCGCAACGCACCCTCAAGATTGAACCGGATAATGACGCCACCATTGCGATCTTCGTCTGTAAGCAGATCGCGCTCCATAGCCGCCTCAAACATTCGGACGTAAGGCAGCACGCAGTTTTGAACGAAGGCGAGCGATTGCTGTTCCACATTGTTGTATGTTCCCTTGCTAAGATCGCCAACCATGTGCGGCGGAACGCCAAAGGCTCCGGCGATAACCGTGCGCTGGTGGGCGCGGCTCTCGACTAGCTGTGAGCTGTCGTTTCCCGGCATCTCTGGCGTTTGCCCAAGCTCGATGCCCTTCGGAAGAAACATCGCCTTGAAGCGGCCACGGTCGCGGTAGCGGTCTTCAAACTCGCTGAGGAATTTGATACGCTCTTCCATTGTGCGGTGGCCTTGGAAGCCATCCTGATATTTGAAGATGACACCGGGCTGCGTACCGGCTCCGAAGAATTGACCGCCGAATTTCTCTGCCGCGATCTCAAAGGCGATAGCCTCCCGAACGTCGATCACCGGGGAATCACCCTTGAAGCCATTTCGCGCCGCGCTCCGCACGTGATGTATCCTGGAACTGGGATATTCCGTCTGCTTGCCTTGGCTGCCTATGACTTTGTAATTGAGGTTCCACTCTGCGTCTTGCTCGACTGTAACGCCGGATGGATCGAGCGGAATGAGCGAGCGGATTGGGCCAGTTGCCGGTCGACCTTTGAAGGCGAAATAATTTCCATATCGCAGGAGACGCGATGTGGCATCCAGCCAATAGTCGTTAGAGGTCTGCCATCCATTCGGCTTGTTCAACAGGAGTGCTACCGGATGCTTCGGCTCCTTCTCCTTGACCTCTCGTGGCCCGCTAGGTGTCTGCTCCGTCCGCTTTCGGTAGATGTGGACCGGGCGCACCGCGATAGCGCGACTCACGCCCGTAACGATTGCTTGGACGGTTGGTGACTCCATACAATTCTCTGGCGTCACGCTGATGCCGGAGACGGTCGCATAGACGGCTTCGAGCCGCTGGATGAGCGTGTCGATGCTTATGCTCTTCCGGGAAATCTCTAAGCCGAAGATGTTCATGCGAAGGCCATCCCATCGGTCACGAACATCTCTCCAACGTCCTGCGTCGCCGCGCTCATCGCCATCGCGAGTGCAACCATGCCGTCGATCCGGCCGGAAGACTTAGCCTTGGTCAACTTACGGTTGCCGGCTGGGTCCATCTGGACAACCGCATTGGCGGCGCAGAGCTTCAGCACCGGGTGGTCGCCGTGGTTGAGCCGCATGTTCAGTATCTCCGCCTCAAGCGTGTGGAGCGCCGGAGACATCGACTTGAAGCCTTGGCCGAATTCGAGGAACTGCGTCTCAATCATATCTTCCGGAAAGCCCGCGCGGACTAGACACGGACGGAGATGCCCGAAGCCCCAGCTGTCAAACGCGATGCGCTTGATGTTGTAAAGATCGAAGAGGCTGCGGATGTATCCCGCCACAAAGTCATAGTCGACGGTCTTGCCGGGAGCTGCCTTCAGGAAGCCTTGCTTGTGGAACAGATCATATGGAACGCGGTCGCTGCGCGCGTGGTCGTGGATGGTATCGCCCGGAAGCCAGAACGTAGGATGCACCTGCCACTTGTCCTTGACCTTCCCGACTAGGACCAGCGCGGTCAAATCGTTGACGGATGAAAGGTCCAGCCCGCCATAGACCGGCGTGAAGTCTCCGAACGGCAGAGCCGGATCGGAACACAGCGCCCACGATGGCCGGGAGACGAACGGAGCGGAAGCCTCCACGCGACGGTTGAGAACTAGGTTCTCAAACTCCGCTTGGCGCGCCGGCATCCGCCGCGCGTCATCCGCCATCGCCATAACCTCGGTGGCGTTCAGAAAGTCTCCGAACGCCGGGTTGGCCGCGCGGATCGCTTCCTGACTGAATGGGTCGAGGTCTTCGGACGCGGTGTACAGCGCCACCACCACGCGTGGGTCTTTCCCGGCGAGCGCGTCGTCAATCAACACCGACAGAAGATCGTTGTTAGTTGCGGCTTGCGTCGAGATGATGATTGAGAGCGGATCAGCTTGCGCGCCGGTCGCCGTCTCCAGCGCCTCATAGAGCGATGACCTTGGACCTTTCACCTGCCCCAATTCGTCGTGGACGATGAAGGAAGGCGAAAGACCGTAAGCCGTAGTGGCCTCCGCAGACAGCGCCCGGTAGACCGTCCCGAAGTGCTCGCACGCCAGCACCTTCGCGGTTTCCCTTACGGCAATGTGCGCGTCGAGAACCGGAGACAACCGCACAATCTTCGAAGCCAAGCTGAAAAGCAAGCCAGCCTGCTCCCGCGACTGAGCGGCGCTGAACAGCTGGCTGTTGGGCTTTCGCTCTGGACCGCAGAGATGGAGCAGGAGGAGGAAAGCCGAAAGCGTCGTCTTGGCGTTCTTGCGGCCGAAGGAGATGATTGCGCGGCGCGTCTTCGACGGGTTGCCATAGATGCGCTCAATGATCTCTTTCTGCCAGTCGCGCAGCTTGACTGGCCTGCCATAGTCCAAGCCTTCCGGAATACGGCAGTGCTTCTCAATCCAATCTATGTTGCGCTGCGCGCGCTTCGAGTAGGTCATCATCAGTTCAGGTATTGGCTCAGGTACAAAGTGACGGAAGCCGACAACGCGGCGGCTGCGGCCGCGAGTGCGGCAAAGAACCGCTTCAGCGGCGGACCAGTCATGTTGCCGTATTGGGTCTTGACGGCATAGACCGCGAAGGCGACAAACAACATCAGGAAGATGATGGCGAGAAAGTTGCCCATAGTTAGCTCTCCTCATCCCATGGGGTTGGAGCGTTGGACGGCTTGCGACGGCTCTTGTCGTAAGTCGATTGCTGCGCGAGACGCATCTTGGTCGAAAGGGCGGTGATGGATCGCGTCTCGCGGTCGATCAAAGCGCAGATGCGCCCATACTCTTTCCAGTTGAGCGGCTTCTTGGCTGCGACCTTGTCGCGCTCGATAGCGAACAACCGCTGCGCCGTCCGGTGCCGGCAGTAAGCGATTAGCAGGCCGTGCGTCTCCGCCGGGAACCAATCCGCCGGGAGCCGGTGAACGATGGCGGTCCACTCCACCCGCTCCTCCGGATTCAGCTCCTCCGGCGGCTCCGGGCGTGTAAGCTCCGCCCGCGCTCCGGAAATCTGGTAGACCTCTGCTGATACTCGTCCGCGCTGTTTCATTGGATAGGAGCCTAGTCCTGTTGAAAAAGGGTGTTTAGGATTTTTCTGG